CACTCAACATACTCCAGGAAAGCCGCATTTATCCTCCGCGGCTCGCAATCGATGAGAATCTTGCTAAAGAGCAAAGTCAATTGCCGAATAGCTTGAATCGCATCGGTTTTAGGAGTGTCAAGTAGGACGCCAGTTTTACGGTCGAAGACGAGACAAGAGAAACCCGACAGAAATGCCGGGAGACTCCCGTTTTTCTTAAAAGATAGAAAAACGGAGTTGTCCACATACCCGCGCTCGAGACTAAGTTCAAAGTCTTTTGCAAAGGTAGGGAGGGTTATCGTTAGAAACGATAGCCCTTCATGCTTCGTCCGATCCTTGACTGTTTTCCAGTCATGGTGGGCGCTAGTGCAACATCGCGTAGCTAATGTTGTAGCCACGCTCTTCCAGAGCAACGTTAGGCTTTTCACGAGACCTCCTGATAGAGGATATCGTCCTAAGCCGACGTTCACTCCTACCAGCGAATGCGGAGGAAAACGAAGGCGAGACTAGCTCTCGCCGTTCAGCACCTTCGTCATGATCGCATCCGTGCTAGCTGACCACGTGCCCTTGAGGCCGTTGAGCAGCTGCAGCTGGCCAGCGTTGGTGAAGGCGCCGTTATTCGGAATGTCGAACACCACGTAGCAGGACATGCTACGAGGTGCCGTCGTTCCGGAAACGAGCGTCGAACCAGCGTTGTCGGCGTAGTCCAGCCGAAGGACCCTCCGGGTACGCCTCCCGTACGAGTGGGAGGCGGTCACCTTCAGGAGAGACCCTGCATTCACGGAGAGGGGCCCGGCCTGGTACACGGAGATCGACCCCGATTGAGAAACACGGGGAAGACTCACGGCACCAGCGTCGAACAGCGCCCCGGGAGTGAGGGAGATTGGATCCGAGAACATCGACGTGCTCCTTTGCGTTGGTGTGCGGTGAACATCACCTAGCAACTCTGGTAATGCCAAGAGCTGCAACGATGGCCTTCTGGACGGACGACAGTCCCTCCCAGTTCAGGCCAAAACCAAAGGGGTTCGCTTGTATCCTCTTCTTCGTAGTTGTTCGAAGAGTAACAGGGGATACAACCGGGAAGACCGGGTAAAGATCCGATCTAGTAGGGTTACCAACCCAATTCCCGGCGGTATAGACATCTGTGGTGGAGGTTTCCTCCATCATATATCCATACCGCAGAACCGTGCCGTAATTGATGAGCGAATTCAGGTTCTTAACAAAAGCTCCTGCATTCGACACCCAATCAACGGCCCAGCTCCAGGGTGCGAGGTTCCACAACGTATTCAGATCCGGCTTGGCTCCGAAGAGCTCAGCCATTAGCCGACGCCTATCCCTTTCCGAACCAGAGTCGTACCAGTTCGGCAGGTAATAGGTAAAGGCTCCGCTGAACCATAGCTTGCGTTCAGTGGTCCTAGTACGTATGGTCTCGTACGCTGGAAGACAGTTCCCTGCGTATTGTGCCAAGAAGTTGTACGCGTAATGGTCAGGGGTCGTAGAACGTGCGACTCCGACTGGCGAGTACACATTCGAAAGCACATCCGAAGAGACTGTCTTCTCTATGGGGAAGTAGAAGCTTCGTCTTACGACGCGACCAGAATCACGAATGAACTGGTCGACTGCCTTATCGATTTTATGAGTGGCTTTCAAGAAGTCACCCATATCACCGATAGTTGGAGAAATGCCGAAGATGTAGTTGAGAAACTCATCTCCAGCAGCCCCGAGAGTAGCAAGTGCTCTCACGCGGCTCTCCCAAAGGGCGATCCCAGGAATATGGGGAACGTCCTGAAGGAGTTCTGCAACAGCAGTAGCTGTCTGTGCAATCGCGTTCCCAGGGTTGCAGGATGCAACCGCTATAGCTCCTTTTACCGTTAGATCAGTCCTCGAAGAGGAAAGATCGGGCGGAAAATTGAGCTTAAGAGGTACATCAACAACACCTGTGTACGCCGGGATGTTATGGTTATTCATGCAGTTGGCAATGAGCGGGCCGACGTAAGTACCTTCGGCATAGTTCACTGTCTTAGCTGCATGAATAACGGTTGTGGGCAACACAGTTGGTGAAACCCACTCCCGCTTCTGAGTGAAAAACTCAGAACCATGATCCTGAAGGTCCCCTTTAGGAGGGGGCCAACGATTGCCTTCCGACTCAGTAATCTGAGTCCCATCGGTCTGGAGGGATATATCGAGGTCACGGTGGAGAACACCGTTACCGTCTATATAATCCTCCACTATGTGGAGAAGAGGACCTCGAGTCGTTCGACTCTTGGTCTTCCCCTCGGGACCAATGAACATAGAATGCTCCTTTGATCACAAATATACAAATGTATATTTGATTAGCGCGTAAGTACGCGG